TCACTCGCCAGTCGGTGGAAGGATACGACCCGACCAAGCGGGCCGGCAGCAACCTCGCAGAGAAGTGGAAGCTGCTCTTCGAAGAGACCCGCAAGACCTTCCTCGAGGATACGGCCACGATCGCCATCAGCCATCGGGCGGTCCGGCTGCGCGCTCTCCAGCGCATGGCCGACAAGGCCGAGAACCAAGGCAACATGGTGCTGGCGGCATCGTTGATGAAGCAGGCCGCCGAGGAAGTGGGCAACGCCTATACCAACCGGCGCGAGCTGACGGGAAAGGATGGAAAGGACCTGCCGGTACCCGTATCGCCGGTGACGATCTTCCAGTTGCCCGACAATGGCAGGAGCTGAGCAAGGGCAGGGCGCCCAGACGATCATCCGGCCGCAGCCGGGCCCGCAGACAGCATTCCTCGCCTCGCCGGCAGATATTGCCATCTACGGCGGCTCGGCAGGCGGCGGCAAGACATGGGCACTCCTCATGGAGCCGCTCCGCCATATCGCCAACCCGCAGTTCGGTGCTGTTTTCTTCCGTCGCTCGACGGTGCAGGTTCGAAATGAGGGCGGTCTTTGGGATGAGAGCGAGAAGCTCTATCCGGCCATCGGCGCTTCGCCCAAAGAGCATGTGCTGCAATGGAGCTTCCCATCGGGCGCCTCGGTGTCGTTTGCTCACCTCGAGCATGACAAGACCGTCCTGAATTGGCAGGGCTCGCAGATCCCGCTGATCTGCTTCGATGAGTTGACGCATTTCAGCGCGAAGCAGTTCTGGTACATGGTTTCGCGTAACCGCTCCATGAGCGGCGTTCGACCTTACATCCGGGCGACATGCAACCCTGATGCAGATAGCTGGGTGGCAGAATTCATCAGCTGGTGGATCGACCAGGACACCGGGCTGCCGATCCCAGAGCGGGCAGGCGTCCTTCGCTGGTTCGTCCGCATCGGTGATGCGATCATCTGGGCCGACAGCCCGCAGGACCTGGCGCACTACACCGCGCCGAATGAAGACGGCATAGAAGCGCCGATCCCGCCTAAGTCGGTGACATTCGTTCCGGCGAAGCTAAGCGACAACCGCGCGCTAATGGCGGCGGATCCGAGCTATCTCGCGAGCCTCATGGCCCTGCCGACGGTAGAGCGGGAGCGGCTCCTTGGCGGTAACTGGAAGATCCGGCCGGCCGCAGGGCTGCTGTTCCAGCGTGGATGGTGCGAGGTGGTCGACGCGGTTCCGGCCGGCGCGCGTTGGATGCGAGGGTGGGACCTGGCTTCCACGCCGAAGGTCGAAGGGAATGACCCTGACGCCACGGCGGGAACGAAGATCGGCAAACTGCCTGACGGACGGTACATCGTTGCGCACCACGTGACCGATTATCTCTCGCCAAGCGGCGTGGAGGCTCTGATTAAGAACACGGCCGTGCAGGACGGCCAGCAGACGCAGATATCGCTTCCACAGGATCCTGGGCAGGCGGGCAAGTCGCAGGTCACGAGCCTGACGAAGATGCTCGCCGGCTTCAACGTGAGGGCAACGCCGGAGTCTGGCGACAAGATCACCAGGTTCAGCCCGTTCTCTGCGCAGGCCGAAGCCGGAAACGTGCTGGTGCTCCGCGGCCCTTGGAATGAGGCTTGGTTTTCGTCGCTCGAGGGTTTCCCCGAAGCAGCCCATGATGATGACGCGGACAGCACGAGCCGCGCCTTCAACGCGCTGCTAAGCGCAAGCACATACACGCTGGCGAACGTCTGAGCCGAGGCGGAGGCTGTCAGGGGGAGGGGGTGAGGAGCGTTTCATCGTACCACACGTCCTCGTAGCCCGGTGCAATTATGAATCGCCAACCCGGAGGCAAGGCGAGGTATGGCAGCACCGCGGCACAACGCTCTTGCATGTGGCTAATGTGGAGGGGCTTGAAGAAATCAGGACCTGTAGAGAGTTCCTCTCCTCCCCAAATGAACCAGCCGCTGGTCCCGCTCTGGGGCGGGTGTCGCAGGCCGTTAAGGGGCTGCTCGCCCCGCAAAGCGCTGTCGGAAATGCCCAGTCGGTGAAGGTCATCAGGTCGCAACAGCTCGGCGCCGTAGCGTCGGCATACTTCCAATTGGGTCTGAATCAGCGTCGCCTCCACATCTTCGAGTCGTCCGGCTCGGTCTACTACCACGCCGCATGGCGTCGCCGAAGAATAGTCTAGGAGCGGACATGGCCAATATTATCGCGTTCGTCCGCGACAGCCTGACAAACATGGTCGCAAGCCTCGGTACCAGCCGGGATAAGGCAGCGGCCAACGTCTATGCGATGCCGATGCTCACCGACGAGGAGCTACTCAATGCCTACCGCGGTGCGTGGCTTCCCAAGAAGATCGTCGACATCCCGGCATTCGATAGCGTCCGCGCCTGGCGTGATTGGCAGGCGAAGAAGCCCCAGATCGAGGCGATCGAGGCCGAAGAGAAGCGCCTCAACCTGATGGGCAAGCTGCTCGAGACTCGCATTAAGGCGCGGCTCTGGGGTGGCGCCGCGCTCGTCATCGGTACCGGAGATCAGGACCTGACGGCGCCGCTTGAGGTCGAGCGCATCGGCAAGGGCGGCCTGAACTACCTCACGGTAATGACGCGTCGCCATCTGACGGCCGGCGAGATCGACCGTGATCCGGCATCGGAATGGTACGGGAAGCCGAAGGTCTACCAGTTGAGCTCCGCCGACGGAGCGCAGGTGGAAATCCATCCGTCGCGCCTGGTCATTTTCAACGGCAGCCAACAGCCGGACGAGGACATCGTCACCACGACCTATGCCGGCTGGGGCGACAGCGTGCTCTTGTCGGTCGTCGATGCGATCAAGCAGGCGGACGGTACCGCGGCGAACATCGCCAGCCTCGTCTTCGAGGCGAAGGTCAATGTGATCCGCATTCCGGATTTCATGCAGAACCTTGGCAACGCGGAGTACCGGGCGAAGATCCTCGAGCGCTACACGCTCGCGGCCACCGCGAAGGGCATCAACGGCGACCTCCTCCTCGATAAGGAAGAGGAATACGAGCAGAAGACGGCGAGCTTCGCCACGCTGCCCGAAGTCCTCATGTCGTTCCTGCAGATCGTCTCCGGTGCGGCGGACATTCCGGCAACGCGGTTGCTCGGCCAGTCGCCGGCCGGCATGAACGCGACCGGCGAAAGCGACCTGCGCAACTATTACGACCGCCTGCAGGCCATGCAGACCGTCGAAATGACGCCGGCGATGGCGCGCCTCGACGAGTGCTTGATCCGAAGCGCGCTCGGCTCGCGCGACCCTGACATTTATTACGAGTGGGCGCCGCTCTGGGGCATGTCGGAGAAGGAGAAGGCAGACGTCTTCAAGACGAAGGCCGATGCTGCTCGGCAGTTGGTCGGCACGACGCCAGGGCAGGAGATCATCCCGCGCGATGCGGTTTCGGATGCTCTGGTCAACACCCTCATCGAAGACGGCTCGCTTCCGGGACTGGATGCGGCGATCGAGGAATACGGCAAGCTTTCTGAGCAAGAGCCTGATGAAGACGAGACGCGGGCTGCCGCCGGTAGTGGCTTTGAACAGGTGCCGAAGGGCCTCTAGTCGGAAACTACGAACTCCATAGGGTCAAGTTCGGATCGCCTCCAACGAAGTCCGGCCATCGTCAGCGTAGCGGGAACATCGACCGGACAAAGGCAAAGATCTGGGTCGCGCCAGTCCTTGCCCTCCGGCCATCGTGCAAACGGGTTCCGATCTCTCCAGACGATCGCCTCATGGCCCACAACGTTCGCCAGCTCGCGAGGCGTGTAGGCTACGACCGCGCCGGTTGTCACGGAATTGCACATCGAGCCGCTCCACCATTTCGCTGCATCACGTAGGTTGCGGATAGCACGCGGTAAGGATTGACCACAATGAAATTCACAGACCTAGCACCGATCGCGGGCACGCGACGGACCGCCGACGGCTACCTTGTTGCTGACGTACGCACGGCGCGCACCGGCATCCAGCTCTATGCCGGCCATGAGGTCGGCAAGCCGGAAATGCACGTCGTGAAGGTGTATCGGCCTGAGGATCAGGTTTTCGACAAGGCCAGCCTTGGCAGCTATGCGCACAAGCCGGTGACGAACGATCATCCGGACGAGGCGGTGACGGCCGACAACTGGAAAGCGCTTTCCGTCGGGCAGATCGGCGACGAGGTCGCCCGGGACGGGGAATTCGTCCGCGTTCCGCTCATCGTCATGGACGGTGCCACCATCGGCGACATCGAGGGAGGCAAGCGCGAGCTCTCTGCCGGCTACACTTGCGATCTCGCATGGGAGCCGGGCACCACGCCAGCGGGCGAGACATACGACGCCATCCAGAAAGATATCCGGATCAACCACGTCGCCATCGTGCGGCGCGGTCGTGCCGGATCAGAAGCTCGCATCGGCGACGGTGTGAGGTCGTGGGGCGCTGCCCCGTTCACCAGTGATCAGAAACCGAAAGAGGACAAGATCATGACCCTGAAGACGGTTACCGTCGATGGCATCCCGGTTGAAGTAACCGACCAGGGTGCCACGGTGATCGGCACGCTCCAGCAGCGCCTTGCCGACGCCAACACCAAGTTCGCCGACGCGGAGAAGGCACATCAGACGGCTCTGGCCGCCAAAGATGCCGAACTCGCGAAGAAGGATGCCGAGATTGACGCCCTGAAAGGCAAGATCCTTTCGGACGCCGATCTCGACAAGCGAGTACAGGCCCGCGCCGGTCTCATCACCAAGGCGCACACGATCGCCAAGGACGTGAAGACCGAAGGTCTCTCCGATGCCGCCATCCGCAAGGCCGTCGTCGTCGCCAAGCTCGGCGATGCAGCGATCGCCGACAAGTCGGAGGCCTATGTCGATGCACGCTTTGACATGCTCGTCGAGGACGCCAGCAAGAACGGCTCCGATCCGTTCCGCACTGTCGTGCAGAATGGCCTTTCGCAGGTCAACGACGCCGACAAGGTCGTAACCGACGCCTATTCGCAGATGGTCGCCGACATGAAGGCCGGCAAGACCTCTGCCACGGCCAACTAAGAGGAGACGCTAAGATGGCGACTTACCAGACCACCTACACGAACGCTCCTCCAAAGGGCCTGCATGGTCAGATCGCTTCCGAGGAGAAGTGCAACAAGATCAGCCGCACGGTCGAAAACCTGGGCGGCGTGCGCTTCGGCCAGCCGGTTCAGCGCGGGGCCGCTGACCACGGCGTTGTGCCCCTTGCGGCTGGCGGCGAATTCATTGGCATCGCCGTGCTGAATCCCGCCGTGCCGGCGGACGTGCTCGTCCCGGACTCTTACCCCCGGTACTTCACCGGCGCATTCATGACGATGGGCACAATGTACGTCACCGCCGGCGGCGCCGTCGCGCAGGGCGATGCCGTTTTCTACAACACGCTGACCCATCGCTACGTCAACGCCGCGGGTGCGGACATCGTCGGCCCCATTCCCGATGCAGTTTTCGACACGTCCGGCGCGAATGGCGCGATCGTCGAAATCGCGCTTCGTCTGCGCGCTTCGGCCCCGGCAGCCTGATCAGGAAAAGGACCTGAACCATGAACCAGATCATCCGTCAGGCCTTCGCTGATGCGCAGGCCGCGTTCCCCTTCGTCATCGCGCAGGGGCGCAACATCGAAACCCGCATCTACCAGCGGCGCTATCCGACCTTCAACTACGGCGCTCACGTGCCCGTGGTGACGGAAGGCAACGCCTGGGCGATCGGCACGACCTTCTTCACCGTCGATACCGCAGGCGAGGCGAAATTCCTCTCCGGCGCCGGTACCGACATGCCCTTCAACCAGGCCACGAAGGACATGGCCAGCCACGACTTCGCGATGATCGGCTCCGGCTGGGAGTGGAACCTCGAGGAGGTCAATCAGGCGGCGCTTTACGGCATCGACCTGAACGGCACCAAGGCCATGTCGGCTTCCGACAAGGTCGAGCGCCTGCTCAACTCGGTTGCCATGGTCGGCACGACCGAGAAGAACTGGACCGGCTTCGTCAACGACCCGCAGGTCTCGCGTGTCGACGTTGCCGCGGATGGCACGGGCTCTTCGACCTTCTGGTCGGCGAAGTCCAACGACCAGATCCTTCGGGACATCAACGACCTGATCTCCAGCGTTCGGGAGAACACGTCCGAGGTCGAATGGGTCGACACGCTGCGGCTGCCGCCGGAAGCGTTCCGCCTCATCGCCACCCGCCGTCTCGGCCAGGGCGACGGACTCCTGACCCTCCTGGAATACATCCGCCGCAACAACGTCTACACGGCGGAAACCGGCCAGCAGCTCGACATCCAGCCGCTGCGTGAGCTCGCCAATGCCTCACAGGACGGCGGCGGCCGCATGGTCGTGTATCGCCGGGATTCGGAAGTCCTCCGTTTCCACCTGCCGATGCCCCGCCGCGTCCTCCAGCCGCGTCAGAAGTCTATCATGGGCTTCGAAACCGGCATCATCGCCCGTACCGGCGGTACCGAATGGCGTCTGCCGGGTGCTGCCGCCTACGGCGACGAAATCACCGCACCGTAACCGGAGGATCAGCGATGAAAATCACGAACAACAGCAAGGCGCTGCAGGGCGTCCGCTCCAAGGGGCGGGCGGTCTACATCCCACCGGGTGATACCCGCGACGTCGATCTTGAAGGCGTCGATCTCGAAAAGGCCAAGCGCCTTCGCTTCCTCAAGATCGAAGGCGTCTCCAAGTCGGCCAGCAACCAGGACAGCGACGGTCCGAAGACGGCACTCGAAGTGCTCGAAATGGCGAAGGACCAGAACGTGCAGTTCATGTCCTTCAAGTCGGCCGCCAAGAAGCTGCTCGGCGAAAAGACCCCGTCCACTAAGGACGAGATCGTTGCTGCTTTGGAAGAACTGGCAACGCAGCCCTGACAATCAGCCCGGCGGTTCGCTGCCGGGCGACACTTGCATCGGAGATCGACATGGCTGGATACGGCACGAACGACGGCTTCACGACGTACGCAACCGAAGCCGGCTATGTCTTTCCCGATGGCACGACCGATGCCCAGAAGACCGCAGCACGTCAGCGCGGTTCTCTGGTGATCGATCGGTACGAGCCGCGGTTCAGCGGCCGGCGCACCGGTGGCTATGCCCAGGAACGTGCATGGCCGCGCACTAGTGCCACGACCTATTACGGTGAGGCGATACCCTCGGGCGAAACGCCGGTGGCGATCATCAACGCCTCCTACGAGGCCGCATTTCTCGAGCTGACGAACCCGGGCAGCCTTTCGCCCGTCGTCACCGGCACGTCTACGGTGAAACGGGAGAAGATTGGACAGCTCGAAGTCGAGTATTCAACCTCTACTTCAACGGATATCGATGATCTTGTCGCACTCGTGACGCCAGTCGTCACCACGATCGAGGGGCTGCTCTGGCCGTTCCTGACGCCGGTCTTGCCAGGTGCGTTGGTGGTGTAATGCCGATCAGAACACGCCCAGAGAACTGAGCAACGAAACTGCGCCGACAATCAGAACAACGATCTGAGCCATCTGCTTCATCGAAGAGTCGATCGGAAGCTTCTGCACGAGATAGAGCAAAACGATGACGAATAGGATTGTGACGAGGATGCTGATTGCGGCGGACATGTCCCCCAGATCCTTGGGTAAGGAGCCTTGCGGCAATGAGGCGTAAATAAGGCTTAGCTCTCGAAAAGGAAGGGTGGAGGATGGCGAACCCGATCTATGCACGCCTGCAGGCAACCGCGCAGCGTCTCATCGCCAAATACGGCCAAGGCGGTACCGTGAAGCGGATCACACCTTCGGATCCTGTCTACGGCGGCGATTCTGTCGTCACATTGTATCCGGCCACGCTGGTGCCGATTGCCTACGAGGCTCGTTACATCGACGGAACCGTCATCCAGACCGGTGACATGCAGATTTACATCTCAGCGGTCGGACTGCCGATCGAGCCGACGGTCGGCGACGTCGTCAGCGCCAATGGCTCCGATTACGCCATCGTTGCCGGTGATCCGAACAAATACGACGGCATCACGCCGGTCGTCTTCATCGTCCAGGGAAGGGATTAGCGCGAGCCTTTCCACATTCTTCAACCGCCAATTTACATTGGTTGTTCGTTAAATTATCATAATCTAATTTTCGTGGGGGGACGAAGAATGAATATTTCCAAAGCAATTACTACGACTTGCATCCTTATGTTCGTTTCATCGTGTGCTACCGGCGGTCAGACGCAGGTTGGGAATGCGACAGGTGGATCTGTCAGCGCCGAAGTCGGGGATATCTGCGCCGGCATGACAGCCAACTGTGGTCAACCCGGCACGACTTCAGGAGGAACTGCGCCTCCCGTCGAGGCTCCAGCGGAAAGCTCTGAAGAATGAAGGCGGGACTCTGTGTACTGATTTGCTTGTTCTTGTGCAGCTGTGTGGCGGCTGGCGGCCAAAGCGTTGACGGTGACGCCGAAGGAGGAAAAATCAATATCTCTCCAAACATCCAGGTTACAACTGTTCAAGGCGGCATGAGCCAGCCCGCTAACCAGTATGGGTTTCGCTGCTACAACCCAATGAACCGGGCGCCGATGTGCATGATGAATCAACCCGGTCCGGTCGGAGGACCTTGCTTCTGCATCATGCCACCATACGGGCAGCAGGTGGGTGGCGTCGTAGGACCCTAAGAAGTTGACTAAACATCTGTTTCATTAGGCCCGCTCCGCGGGCCTTTTTCATAGGAAGGATCGCATCATGAGCGTGCCCGCACAGGACTTCTACAAGGTGGCCGATGCACCGGCCATGAAAATCTTCGCGGTCATTGTGAACCTGTACGGCAGGGAAGCAGCTGACAAGATCGCGAAAGTAGTCGCCAAGCCCGAGCCCGGACCCGAGGTCGATTGGCCCAAGTGGTGAAAGGAGCCACCCCGATGAGCAAGATCAAGGTCGAAGTCGTGAAGCCATTCGAGCGCTACAAGACCGGTGACAAGGCAGAACTGACGGAGGTCAAGGCGGCCACGCTCGAGAAGATGGGTCTGGTGAAGCCGGCTACTCAGACGGCAGAGAAGCAGATCGCCAAGGCGGCGCCGTGACTTTCGACGAGCTGCTCGCCACGTATGAACCACGATTGGCGGCTGCCTTCCGTGAGGCGATCGAGGAAATCCGCTCGTCCGTCGTGCTGGCGCGCGTGATCGAGCGTCTTGAGCGTGGCGACATCAACGGTGCGGTCGAGGCGATCCAGATAGAGCCCGAGGCCTTCTCGGCGCTCGAAATCGCGCTGCAGGAGGCATTCAACGCCGGCGGCACCAACGCCGTCGGTGAACTGCCGAAGGTCATGGACCCGCAGGGCAACCGCGTGATCTGGCGCTTTGGCGTGCGCAACCCGGTAGCCGAGGCGATCCTGCGCGATCTGTCCTCGACGATGGTCACGCATATCACCGACGATCAGCGACAGGGCATCCGCCAGGCGCTGGCGCAGGGGCTCGCACGCGGCGAAAACCCGAGATCGACGGCACTCGACGTCGTCGGACGGCAGAGCCGCGTCACGAGCCGTCGAGAGGGCGGCATAATAGGCCTGACGCGATACCAGATCGACTTCATCGAGCGGACGCGCGTTCATCTGGCGTCCGGCGAACCGGACCTAATGAACCGGTACTTCGAGCTTAAAACGCGCGACAGGCGGTTCGATCGGACCGTGATGGCCGCGATCAGGGCGGGCAAGCCGGTCACCGGCGAGGCGCTGATCAAGATCATTGGCAGGCTGCGCGATAAGAACCTGCTTCTCCGCGGCGAGATGCTGGCGCGCACAGAAACCATGATGGCGCTCGGTTCGGCGAGAGACGAGGCGATGCGGCAGCAGATCGAGGCGGGGAAAGTCCAGGCGCAGGACGTCACGAAGGTGTGGCGGTCGGCCGGCGACAGCCGCGTGCGCCACACACATCGTGTTCTGAACGACAAAAGCGTGGGCGTGGATGAGGTGTTTCAGAGCCCGTCCGGCGCATTACTGCGGTTTCCAGGCGATCCTCGCGCGCCGATATCAGAAGTCTCCGGCTGCAGGTGCCGGCTGGAATATAAGGTCGATCATATCGGCGCGGTCGTTCGCCGGTACCGTGCAGAGGGCGTCTAATGGCAAACCTTTCCTTTAGGGCGGCAGTCGCGCAGTGGGCCGACAAGGTCGAAGGCGCTGTCGAAGCAATCTTCAAGGAGGCAACGCAGGAAGTCGTGGAAGAGATGCAGAAGCCGGTCGGTCAGGGCGGCCGGATGCGGGTGGACACCGGCTTTCTCCGCGCTTCGCTGCTCGCTTCCTCGACCGCGATGCCGGCGATCACCGCCTCCGCTGTGCCGGTGACTGGCGGAACCTACGCACCAGATTTCGGGCAGATCGAAGCGGTGATCGCCGGCGCGGACATCGGGGATACCCTCTACTTCGGCTACACCGCCGCCTACGCTGGCTACCGAGAATATGGAGCAAACGGACAGCCCGCAGACGGCTTCGTCCGGCTAGCCGCTCAAAACTGGCCGATCATTGTGGATCGGAAGGCGGCGGAGCTGAAGGCCCGCCTCGACCTTTAACTGCGGCGTTTGCGTCGCTTCCATTTTCCATAGCTGCCACGAGCCCAAGCTGCAGCAAGGTCAAGGCCTTCCGCGCGGCCTTCAGACTCGTATCCGCGCGCACCGTTGCACCTTTCTCACGGCCCAGGGCAAGCAGCGCCGCATGAATGCGTTCATATGCTTCATCGTCGGTGAGAGGCGGCCTTTCAGACATAGGTACCCGATACATGGCCGCAGGCACCGACGCAATAATCTTCAAAGCGCTCACCGATCGGCTACTTGCAATGCCACAGGTCTTGCCGGTCGCCGCGCCGAACATCGTGTTCCCGCCCGCCGGTCAGCAGACGCCGGCGAAATATCTTCGCCTCGCGTTCCTGCCCAACCAGACACGCCAGATTACCGTCGGTGACGACCCTCAGCTGAAGCGCGGCCTCATACAGGTATCCGTCGTCTGGCCAGTCGGGCAGGGCATTATTGCCGCGCTCGATGTGGCCGATCAGGTCATCGACCATTTCAAGAACCAAACCCTATTCGCCTCTGGCGTGAGGATCACGATCAGCAGCGAGCCATGGGCGGCTGGCCCGCTCCAAGACGGTGACCGGGTGCAGATCCCCGTCACCATTCCGTACATCGCCTTCGAACCGGAGAACTGACATGGCAAACAAAGCAACGAAGAAGGGCAGCAAGGTCTATGTTTGCGCCACTGCCCAGAATACCGACCTTATCGAGTCCGCCTATGCGGCGCTCACCTGGGTACAGGTTGGCAAAGTGGGCAATATCGGCGATTTCGGCGCCGAGTCGACGATGAACAGTTACAACACCCTCGATGAG